CTACACGTCGCGAGCCAATTGCTTCGCGACTTCGATGTCCTTGGCCTGACTAGACTTATCGCCACCGGCCAAGAGAATCACCAGCTCAAAACCTCGCTGCACGAAATACACACGATATCCCGGTCCATAGTGAATTCGCATCGGATACGCCTTCACCAACCGGTTCGCAATCGCCAAAATTGCCTAACTCCACGCGGCGTATCCTGGCCAGGATCTTCGCTCTGGCCCGCCGATCTCGCAGTTTGGCGAACCAGACAGCATAGGTTTCTGTCTCGCTGATGATCTTCATGACAACGAGTGTGAACTATAGTTCACATAAAAACAAGCACTCAGTCTGGATGCAAATCCCTCCAACCACGCCTAGAGGCGCTTCGTCTGCATGACGATAAGGATCTAGATCCCTACACGAGATCGAAACGTTCCTCGATCTATAAGCATTCCCAGAAATATTCCCAAAACCGTTCCCAAGGACCAGAAACTAGAAAGGGGAATCAAGCTAAGCGCTTGATTCCCCTTCAAAATCCTATGGCGGAGAGGGAGGGATTCGAACCCCAGCACAACCTTGCCACCAACGGTAAACTACTGATTCCAAAAGACTAGGTGAGCAGTATTCCCTAATTCTCAGTCCCAGGCCAGTCCCTGGATATGAAGGACGCATGCGTGACGTGCGTGTACGCAGGCGTGTAGGCGCCCTTTCGCTAAAATTCGTGGGGGGTCCGGAAAAAGGTAATAAAGGTAATGAGGTACACGAAGCACAGAATATACCTTTGATATTTCTCAGAAAAATGGAAAGGCAAAAAGGTTAGAAAAAGGTAATAACGAGGTAATTTCATTACCCCTCAAAAAGGTGTGATGAGAGAAAATAAATATCCTTTATAAACAGATAGTTATGGAAACCTAACCTTTTTCATTACCTTTTCTAACCCTTCAGGGGTTAGAAATTCATCCCTACGAAACAACGTGTTACGGCAGATTTTCACCGACCTAACCTTTATTACCTTTTTCCGTACACCCCCCATCTCCTGAGATCGTCCCCTCCACGTTTGCTGCTCTTCGTGGCGTTGAGTTCGCATGATTCCGCATGGAAAAAAGCGGCTACCAGACCGTGGTGAAGCCCAGAGCCTGCGTGGTTTCCAGCCAGACGCATGGCTGCACAAAAACTGACAGGTTTAGCGCGCAGGCGGGGCGGGGTGTCGACGGCGCGCCAGGAGGCGAGACGAAGGTCTCGAATAAGGCCGTGGCAACATATTGAAACAAGCAATACTCTTGAATGGAGGGAAGGCGTAAGCCTCAGCGTACATAGGGGGACGGAGGGAACAATGAGGGTAGCTCTATATCTACTAGTAGTTGTTGCGCTTACAGCCTGTGCTACGGCCAAGGAAACCTACACACCAAGTGGACAAAAGGGCTATAGCATCAACTGCTCTGGAAGTGCTCTCACTTGGGGGGAATGCGCGCAAAAGGCTGGTGAGCTGTGTGGCGCTAAAGGCTATACCATCCTTGAGAGAACTGGTGACCAGGGAACTATGGTCTCAGCTACTCAATACGGTATGTTCGGTAATACCGTTACAAATCGCTCCATGCTCATTCAATGCAAACCGTGAGTAAAAAGCCGCCCAGGTGGGCGGCGAAGTGGCTGCTTGCCGGTATGCGGTCAGGTCACGGTGCCGATCGGTGACGGCTTGGCGGCATCGAGCGAGTACGGCCGAAACCGGATCACCTCTTCACCCAGGTAATCGTTGATCTCGCTGAAGACGGCCTGGACTGGCTCGAGCTCGTTGGTGACGAAGACGCGGGCGGCCTTCTCCACGTCACCGAAGCCGCCGGTGTTGTTGGGGATGATACCCATCAGCTGCGGCGGGATGCGGTGGCCGGCCAGTTGATCGTCGCGGGTGATGTTCTTGATCGAGGCGAACTCATCCTTGGCGGCTACTTCCGAGATCGGGATGATCTGGATGCCGTCCTTCTTCCCATTGGGGCTGTAGAGGAACAGGTTGCGGAAGTTGCCGACGCCCTTCGATTCCTTCAGCGCCGTGCGCATGGCGTCGATGTCTTCCTGGTTTTGGGCTGGATCCGACACGTACATGATGAAGCCGGCATGGCTGCCATTGAGGTAGTACTTGCGCCGGAACAATGTGGCGTTCTCGTTGAGATAGATCGACTGCAGCGCGCCCAGGTAGTCCGGCACGCCGTAGACCTCCTGGTTGATGTCCGGCTCGAGCAGGTGAATCAGGCTGCCCTGCGGGAATTCGGTCCGCTCTGCCCAGTTCGGTACCCAGAAATAACGCTCGAGATCCGCACCGCGGCGCACGTACTTGGCCCGTGCCGGGCGCAGCTCGAGCAGCTTGCCCAGTCGCCCAAGGATCTGCTCGAGGTAGCAGTTGCCGAAGACCAGGTAGTCGGTGGCCAGGGCGCTGAAGGCCTGGCGGCTTAGCAGACGATGTGGCACGAACGACCGCACCAGGATGTTACGTTTCACCTGGATCGCGCTGCCGTGATGCGCCGTGGCCCGGTAGGTCTGCGACAACGCCGGGAAGTCGACCGGCGGCTCATACCATTCCGTGCCCAACATCCAGCAGCCGGTATAGAAGAAGTCGTAGCCGTCGGTGACCGGTACCGGATCGCCGAAACTGAACGCCTCGACCTTCGCCGGAGGCGATGCGTTGTCGTCGACACGATAGGCAGGCACGCGGACGCGTGGCTTTTCTGCGAGCTCGCTCATTCATACATCTCCATCATTGATCGGCCGGTCCCGTGATCGGCCGGTCCGTCGAGTGGTTCGTTTTGCAGGGCGTGCATGGTCGCCCACGCCAGATCTGCATGGCCGGTCTGGTTGTTGCGACCCGCGGTGTAGGTGATCTGGCGGCCGGAGGCGGTCAGCTCGCGCCGAATCGCCATGAACGACTGGGCGAGGTCCGTCCAGCCGGCATCGTATTCCAACCGTCCTTTGTTGATGATCTGCTGGGCCTGCATGACCAGCCGTGCCTTCACTTCGGGTGTGTAGCGATAGCGGGTCACAGTGGGGAAAAACTTGGCGACCAGCTGGGCGACGGCCTCGCCCAGGCCCGAGGTGTCGATGCCGATGAAGGTGACGTTGTAGCGGCGGGTCACGTCGCGTATGAATTCGGACTGGGCCTCGTAGTCGCGCCCCTTGAGGCGATGACGCTCAAGCACCCGATGCTTGCCGGTCATCGACCGCGGCGGCGCCACTACGACCAACCCCGCTCCGTCGCCATCTTCGCCATCGCCGGCCGGGTCGTAGCCGATCCACACTGGATGCTCGCCATAGGGTCGCGGCGCGAATGGCTTGATGTCCCGCCACACGTCCCAGCTATCGACCATGCACTTCTGCATCATGGCCAGCGGGAAGGCGCTCTGGGTGTCGTCGACGAACTCGCACATCAGCAGGTTTTTGAACGCATCGGGGCTGTACTTGCGCCGAAGCTTGTCGATGTCGAGCAGGATGTCGCCACCGCGCGCTACTGCGTCTTCGACGGTCACGATCTGGCGCCAATGATCATCTTCACAGCGTCGACCGCCCGCCAGGGCGCTGTGGGACACGTCGAGCTTGATATGGTCGGCCTTGGGGCGCCCCTCGTTGAAGTGATCCCCCGTCCAGAACGGATAGGCTTCATGGGTGACCGATGACGGCGTGGAGAAATAGGTCTCCCGCCATTGCTTTTGCATCGCCATCCCGGACGTCACCATCTGGAACTGGGCGAAGCCATGGATCCAGAAGTACTCATCCAGATAGGTGTCGCCGTGATAGCCCTGGGCCGTCTTGGCGTTGGTACCCAGGAAGTGCAGCTCGGCACCGTTGGGAAGGATGATGGGATCGCCCCTGAGCTCCACCCCTGTGGTCTCGAACACGAAACGCACGATGTAGTTCTTGAAGATATGGGCTTGAGCCTTCGAAGCGCTCATGAATATCTTGTTCCGGCCTGTCTCCAGGGCATCAGCGATCGCTTCCCGAGCGAAGTACCAGGTCGCGCCAATCTGCCGGCTCTTGAGAATATTGCGGATCGTTTCCGTTTCCTTCGCCCGGTACCAGTCTCGCTGATAGTCGAGCAATGACGCCTCGAAGGCCTCGACGATCTGGATCACTCCCTCGTCGCCTACATCGTTCTGCTTGGGCTTTCGCTTAGGGCCGGCGTTGCGCCGATCAATGTTGGGATTGAGATCGCTCTCGCGGCCTGATTCCTGATACTTGTGCACCCGGGCCAGCCGCTCGATCTGTCGGCCCAGCAGATCGATTTCCTTGAAGTCCCTGCCTTCCTTTTGCTCCTTCCAGATCAGCTGGACCATACGCGCTTCGAGCGCACCCTCCACACGCTGGCTCGGAGTGGCGTCATCCCAGGCGTCGCGCTTCTTCCAGCTATCGATCGTCGCACGCGGAACATCCAGATATTCAGCAATGTGCGCGATCCGCCACCCCATCCAGTAGAGGTGCCGGGCGGAAAGTCGGGAGTTATCGGTTTCGATGTCGGTCGTTGGCGTCATGCCGCCCAGCGTACCCGCGCGCGCGATGCCCATATTGCCGGGCCCGGTGTAAGAGGTCCGATCTACACCGGGAACGCGTTGAGCCAAGCCGCATGTACGCGGAACCTGACGGCAACCTCTCCGCCCCTAAACCAGCCGAGGACCACTCATGCCCTGGCACCGCATTGCAACCGAAGGCGCTACCACTGATGGCCGCACCATCAGCGCCGAATGGCTCACCCAGATGGCCAAGAACTTCGACCCGGCCAAGTACGGCTGCCGGATCAACCTGGAGCACATCAAGGGCCTGCTGCCGGATGGCCCGTTCAAGGCCTATGGCGACGTCACAGCGCTGAAGACCGAGAAAGGCGACGACGGCAAGCTGGCACTGTTCGCCGAGATCGACCCGACCGACGAGCTCAAGGCTTTGGTCGAGAAGCGCCAGAAGGTTTACACGTCGATGGAAGTCGATCTGGATTTTGCCGACAGCGGCGAAGCCTACCTGGTCGGCCTGGCCGTGACCGATACCCCCGCCTCGTTGGGCACCTCGATGCTCCAGTTCAGTGCACAAGCCGGCAAGGATTCCCCGCTCGCCGGTCGCAAGCAGCGTCCGGACAACCTGTTCTCCGCCGCCGTCGAAACGGCATTCGATTTCAGCGAGTCCACCCCAGAAGACAAAGGCCCCTCGTTGGCCGATCGCGTCAAGGCGCTGTTCAAGAAGCACGACGCCAAGACCGACGCGGGCTTCGCCGCGTTCCGTACCGAGCTCGAGCAGACCCTGGAGCTGTTCGTCGAGAAGCACAACGCGCTGAAGAATGATCTCGCCGGTCGCGCCACGGCCCAGGCCTTCGGCGAACTCAAGGAGGCGCACGAGGCACTTCAGGCCCGCTTCGACGAGCTGTTCAACAAGCTCGACAACGAGCCCTCCACCCACCATCACCGCTCGAAGGCCACCGGCTCCGACGGCGCCATCGTCACCGACTGCTAAGGAAACGACCCACTCATGCGCAACGATACCCGCATCCTGTTCAATCAGTTCGCTACGCAGGTGGCGAAGCTCAACGGCGTGCCCGATGCCACTCAGAAGTTCGCCGTCGATCCCAGCATCCAGCAGCGACTGGAAAAGCGCATTCAGGAGTCCAGCGACTTCCTGAACCGCATCAACATGATCGGCGTCGATGAGCTCAAGGGAGAGAAGCTCGGCCTCGGCGTCTCCGGCCCGATCGCCGGACGTACCGACGTCAGCACCAAGGATCGTGAAACCCGCGACCTGTCGACCCTCGATCCCAACGGCTATGAGTGCCGGCTGACCGAGTTCGATACCCACCTCGGCTACAACAAGATCGACGCCTGGGCCAAGTTCCCGAATTTTCAAGCACTGCTCCGCGACGCAATCGTCCGTCAGCAGGCGCTCGACCGCATGACCATCGGTTTCAACGGCACCAGTGCCGCGGCGCAGACCGATCGCGTCGCCAACCCGATGCTCGAGGACGTCAACATCGGCTGGCTGCAGCACTACCGCACCCAAGCCCCGGCCCGCGTGATGACCGGCGGAGCCACGGCCGGCACGGTCAAAGTCGGCAAGGGCGGCGACTACGCCAACCTCGACGCACTGGTCTATGACGCCGTTCACAGCCTGCTCGAACCCTGGTATCAGCGTGTGCCCGGCCTGGTCGTGCTGGTCGGTCGCGATCTCCTGTCCGACAAGTACTTCCCGCTGCTCAACACTGAACAGCCGCCGACCGAGCAGATGGCCGCCGATGTCGTCATCAGCCAGAAGCGCATCGGTGGACTACAGGGCATGGACGTTCCGTTCTTCCCCGACAACGCCATCATGGTCACCACGCTGGATAACCTCTCGATCTACTGGCAGAACGGCGCGCGCCGTCGCTATGTCACCGAGAACCCCAAGCGTAACCGCATCGAGAACTACGAATCCTCGAATGACGCCTATGTTGTTGAGGACTTCGGTGCCGGCTGCTTGATCGAAAACATCGATCTGGGCGACTTCAGCGTCTGATAAGGAGCCATCATGACCAGTCCCGCCCGCCGCCACTTTCAACGCGTCACCGCAGCGCTCGCTGCGGCTGACGCTGGCGACCAGCCCATGCAGGGCGCCGCCTATGAGCTGATGCAGGCCGCCCTGTTCGAGGATTACCGCCGCCTCAAGTCGACCCAGTCGATGGAGCGCAAGGCCGAGATCAAGCGCGAGATCCTGCCTAACTACGCCGACTATGTCGCCGGCGTGCTGGAATTTGGCCAAGGGGCCCAGGATGACGTGTTGATGCGCGTCATGTTGTGGCGCATCGATGCCGGCGACATTGCCGGTGCGGTGGCCATCGCCCGCTACGCCATCAAGCACGATCTCAATCCACCCGACCAGTTCGAGCGCGGTACCGCCGCGATCATCGCCGAAGAAGTGGCCGATCAGGCCCTCAAGCTGCTCGATGCCGAGGGCGCCGATGTGCTTGCCCTAGTCACGCACCTGATCGATGTCGAGGTCCTGACACGTCAGGCCGACATGCATGACCAGGTGCGCGCCAAGCTCTTCAAGTCCCTGGGCTATGCCCTGCGCGCCGCCGGCCAGTTGAGCGAAGCCCTGGCCACCCTGGAACGTGCCCTGGAGCTCAACGACAAGGTCGGCGTGAAAAAGGACATCGAGCGCCTCGAGCGCGAGATCCGCCAGGCCGAAGCCCAACACCAGCAACAAGACGCCGCCGATCAGGCCTGACGGGCCCGATCGGCTCAACCGAGTCGACCGCCGACGTCAGGGGGCGCGGTGTGTATCGAGGAGCGGTTTCCCGCGATGCCATGCCGCCCACCCCCTTTTAACGAGGAACCCTGATGAGCAGCTTCGTCTCCACCGGTACCACCAGCACCACTGCCGAACCCGTCACCAACAACGGTTTCTGGCCCGACATCCAGCCAGACGATTTCCGTGAGTCACATCGCCTGGACGGCACTATTACCCCGGCTCGTGTCGAAGGCGCCCTGCTTGCCGCGATCGCCACCGTCAATCGCACCCTACGCGACTGGCAGGCCAAGCAGGTCGAGGCCGGCCACGCGACCATCGATGCGGTACCCACGCCGGTCTGGCAAGCGCCTGGCGTCTACCAGGGACTCTACCAGCGAGCCATCTATTCCATGGCCCACGCCAGCTTGCTCGAGCGCTACGCCGATTACGACACCACCAACAGCGGCCACGAACGGGCCGAGCGTGTCTCGGATCCGGCCGATGCGTATCGGCGTGACGCCATCTGGGCGATCGCCGAGATCGAAGGCCGCCCACACAGCACAGTCGAGCTGATCTGATGCCGCGCACCGTCTACGCCCATCAGCGCGACACCCTCGATGCCATCTGTCACCGCGTGTTCGGCCAGACAGCGGGCATCACCGAGCAGGTGCTCGAGCTCAACCCAGGAATCGCCGAGCTCGGCCCGGTGCTGCCGCAGGGCACGCCGGTCCGGCTTCCCGACATCACACAACAACCGCAGCGCACGAAAACCGTCCAGCTGTGGGACTGAAGACCGCGCTCCACGCCGCGCGAACATATGCAGAGGAACCCATGGCCGAACCCAGCACCCTTACCGCCACCGCAACCGCCACCGGCACAGCCACGCTGATCAGCATGCTGCCCGGCATCGATGCCAACGCCGTGATCGGCGCGTTCTGCGGAGCCAGCCTGTTCGTCATCAGCGCTCGCGATCTCGCCCTCTTCGAGCGCCTGGCCTACCTGGTCATCAGCCTGCTGATCGGCTACCTGGGCGGCCCCGCCCTGCTCAGCGACTGGATCGCGCATAGTGCCGTGTCCGCCTTCATCGCATCCGCCACGGCGGTCACCGCGGGACTGCGGGCCATCGAGGGCGTCAAGACACTTGATCTCAAGTCCCTGCTCGGAGGCCGCCCGAAATGACCATACCCTCGCTGATCATCCTGCTTTCCGCCCTGGTGATCTGCTTGCGTTTGCTCACGTTCCGGCGCGGGCCCTCTCGCCATCGCTTGGGATACTCGATCGCCGCCTGGCTGCTCATCGCCGGTACCGGTACCTCGACAGTCCGCATCCTTACCGGCGCCGAGGTCTGTTCGGGAGGATGGGGCGTGGCTGTCGTCATGGCCGTATTCGCCTTCCTGGTAATGCGAGCCCGGGGCAATGTCGCCCACATCATTCAGCTGCGGAGGGTCTGATGCTGCTACGTAACGGTGATACCGGGTACCGCGTCGAAGCTCTGCAGCGCAATCTGATGCGCGTGGGGCAAGATATCGAAGTCGACGGATGGTTTGGCGACGAGACCGAGCGCGCCATACGTGCTGTCCAGCTCACCCATGGGCTGGTGATCGATGGCATCGCCGGCCCCAAGACGCTCGAAGCCCTGCAGCGGGGTAAGCCAAACCCATTGGCGTTGCGCCAGATCGACCTGGTGCTTGCCGCCGAATTTCTCAAGGTCGATCTCGCTGCCGTCATGGCCGTCAACGAAGTCGAGTCACGCGGCCGTGGTTTCCATGTCGGCGGCCCCCGCCATGGCGAGCCGGTAATTCTGTTCGAACGTCACATCATGCGCCGCCAGTTGATCCATCACGAGATCAACCCGGTACCGCATCAGCAGCAGCACCCCGACCTGGTCAACGACAAGCCCGGTGGCTACATCGGTGGCCCACGCGAGCACAGCCGTTTGCTACGTGCCATGCATATCCACCAGACGGCCGCGATCGAATCTTCCAGCTGGGGGCTGTTCCAGATCATGGGCTTCCATTGGCAGCACCTGGATTACCCCAGTGCCGTCGCGTTTGCCGAAGCCATGAAACAGGACGAAGCCGCCCAGCTCGATGCCTTCGTGCGTTTCATCGAAGCCGATCCCGCCTTACATCGAGCGCTGCGTCGCCTTGATTGGCGCGACTTCGCCAGTCGCTACAACGGACCGGCCTTCGAAAAGAACGACTACGACACCAAACTCGCCGCCGCCTACCGTCGCCACGCCGGCACCCTGGAGCTCGCTGCATGAACCTGCGCCTAGCGGCCTACGCCATCACAGCCGCAGCCCTGGTGGGAGGCGGCTGGTTCGCCCGGGGCTGGCTGGAAGATGCTGAGCGCCTCACCGCCCTGCAGGCCGCCAACGCGGCGATTGATGCCGCCATGGCCCGCGAGTCGCGCATTGCCCAGGGAGTCGAGCAACGACTGGCCAAGCTTCAAGCCAGCGAGCGAGTCATCGACAGAGGAATCATTCGTGAGATCGAAAAGCCTGTTTATCGCCGTGTGTGTCTTGAGCATGACGCTATCCGCCTGCTCAACGCCGCCGCCCAAGGACGCGCGCCCGATCCAGCAGAGCCTGCTGACACGCTGCCCCGAGACGCTGCCGCCACTGAGTGACGGCACCGGTGGCGATGTCGCTCTCACTATGTCCGCCTGGGCCAGCCAGTATCACGGCTGTGCAACTCGGCATAACGGACTCGTCGAGAGCCTGAGCCAATGAAGAAACTGCACTTGCTACGCACGCACCTGATCAACGCGGTACCGGGACTCGCCCGGGATCCCGATCGCCTGCTCACCTTCGTCGAGGAAGGTAGCATCGAGTTTCACCGCGGCCCCAACCTGTCGCACGAATATCAGTTCGCTGCCCAGCTGGTACTGACCGACTTCAGCGAGGATCTCGACACGGTCATGCTGCCGCTGCTGCAGTGGATCGCCGATTACCAGCCCGACGTCGATCCGGGAGAGGCCATCAGCTTCGAAGCCGAGATCCACAACAACAAGTCCGTGGATCTCGCCCTGCGCCTGCGGCTCACCGAGCGCGTCATTGCCCGCGTCGACTGCGAGACGGGCAGCATTCAGGTCGAGCACGCCCTACCGCACTTTGCCAGCAATGAATGCATGGCCACGCACTGGCAGCTCTCCACCCGGGGCCCCGGTGAACAGGACTGGACGCTGACCAGCGAATGGGATGCTCCCGATGGCTGACGATTTGCAAGCCCTGGAAGACTGGGCCGCTCCGCTGCTTGCCAAGCTCGAGGCCAAGGAGCGCCGCCAACTGGCTCGCTCGATCGCGAGGGAACTGAGGCGCAGCCAACGCGAGCGAATCAAAGCCCAACGCAACCCCGATGGCACTCCCTATACCCCTCGCAAGCCACAACGGTGGAGAGCGAAGCAGGGCAGCATCAAGCGCCGGGCCATGTTCAGCAAGCTGGCCACCACCAAGTGGCTCAAGGCCACGACTCAAGGCGATACGGCGGAGCTCGGCTTCTTCGGCAGCGTGGCCCGCATCGTCCGCGCCCACCAGTACGGCATGCGCGACCGGGTCGATCGCAACGGCCCGACCATCGATTACCCCCAACGCGAGCTACTCGGCTTCACCGCCGAGGATCGCACCATTATTCGTGACACGCTGATCGATCATCTAACCCGCTTGGATCGCTGATCGCTCCCAAACGAAAACGCCCTACCGTGTCGCGGCAGAGCGTATCGTGTCAGTCATCTGAAATGGTTTCAGTGGGCCTGGGCCATATCGTTCACCGCCCGTTCGATGACATCTGACGGCACCCCGCGTGCCTTCAGCGCTTCGACCAACCGCTGAACACCATCATCAAGATACTGCGCCTCATCGCGGCGCAGTCCCTCGCTGACATACGCCTTCAAGAGAGTCTGATATCCCTGAAAGCCCTTCAACGGCGCAATCGTCTTGAGAGATTCCACCACATCGACAGGCACTCGCAAGGTCACAGTAGTCATGGGGCGGTCCTTCACCAGACGCTTTTTCAGTGTGTCATTGAGCATAGATCGCCTCCTCTTTACGTGTGGCCCGACGTGCCGAAATGATACGTAGACCGTCATCCTGGATTTCGACGTACACCACGAACAGCAGCCGTGTATGCAAATCGAAGCCGATCACCGCATCGCGAGTCTGATCGTTGCGCGATGCATCCTGTACTACCAGCATGGGATCATCGAAAACGGTAACGGCTTCCTCGAAGCTCACCCCGTGCTTGTTCAGGTTTCCGCTGGCCTTAGCATCATTCCAGACGAATGTCGTGCCACGATGTTGAAAATGGATGTCCATTCGCCCTCCTTGTAAATACATTGTATTTACATGCTTTGGCTTCGGCAAGCCCCCACATCACACCGGTGTAAATCACCCCAGCCACACCCGCGCCCGCTTCGCCTGCCCTGCATAGCCACGCACGATAGCGGCATGAATAACGCCGCCGACCTTCTCCGCCTGATCCATAACCTGATCCGCCTGGGCACCATCGCCGAGGTGGATCACGATGATGCGCGTGTGCGTGTCAGATCCGGTGAGCTGCTCACTGACTGGCGGCCATGGATCTCGCTGCGTGCCGGTACCACTCGCGACTGGGATCCGCCCACCGTCGGCGAACAGGTGGTGTTGTTCTCGCCTGGCGGCGATCCCGCGGCCGGTGTCGCCCTGGTCGGGCTGTACTCCGACGCACACCCTGCCCCGGCGAATAGCGGCAACCTATGGCGCCGTACGTTCCCCGACGGAGCTGTGCTCGAGTACGACCACGCCGCAAGCCATTTGCAGGCCACTCTGCCCGGTAGCGCCGCCATGAATACCCAGGGTGACGTGACCGTGACCACCGCGGCCAAGCTGACCGCCACGGCTGCCGCAGGCGCGACGATCAATGCCAACACCGTGATCAACGGCAACCTGACCCTGAACGGTAACTTCAGTCAGCCCGCCGGCAAGACAGCCACGATGGCCGGTGATGTCGCCTTTACCGGTGCCGTTACCAGTAACGGCAAGGACATCAGCAGCAACCACAAACACAACGACGTCCAGCCCGGTGATGGTACGTCGGGAGATGTCGTCTGATGCCTGGTATGAATGCGAGCAATGGCCGCGCACTCGACGAGCTCGAGCATCTCCAGCAGTCGGTGAGCGACATCCTCACCACACCGATCGGCTCGCGCGTGATGCGTCGCGAGTATGGCTCGCTACTGCCCGAATTGATTGACCAGCCGCTACATGGCGCCACGGCGCTACGCGCCTACTCCGCCACCGTCGTGGCGCTGATGAAGTGGGAACCACGTCTCCGCGTTCAGCAGATTACCCGCCTCGCCCCGGCCAATCGCCCCGGCACGCTCATCCTCGAAATGACCGCCCGGCGCACCGACACCGGTGAAACCGTCGGCCTTACCGTGCCGCTTGGCACCGCAACCGGAGCCACCGCATGAGCAGCCCTATCGACCTCTCGCGTCTACCGGCCCCGACAGTCGTCGAGACGCTCGACTACGAGACCATCCTCGCCGAGCGCAAGGCTGCCCTGGTCGCGCTGTTCCCTGCCGATCAACAGGACGCCACTGCCGCCTTACTCGAGCTCGAGTCCGAACCGTTGACCAAGCTCTGTGAAGAGAACGCCTACCGCGAGCTGCACTGGCGACAGCGCGTTAATGAAGCGGCCAAGGCCGTGATGGTTGCACACTCCAAGAGCGAGGATCTCGACAACCTGGTCGCAAATTTCAATGTTCAGCGTCTGACAGTGGACCCAGGTGATCCGAATGCCGTACCGCCGGTCCCGCCGACACTGGAACCGGACGAGGACCTGCGTCTGCGCGGTCCCGAGGCCTTCGAGGGACTCAGTGTCGCCGGCCCAACCGGCGCCTACGAGTTCTACGCTCGCAGTGCCGATGGTCGAGTGGCCGATGCACGCGCGATCTCGCCAGCACCCTGCGATGCGCTGATCACAGTGCTCTCGCGCCTAGGCAATGGCGAGGCACCACAAGATCTGCTCGACATCGTCTACGACGCACTCACCCCTGAAGACATCCGGCCGGTGGGCGACCGGGTCACCGTCCAATCCGCAGCGATCACCGATTACGCCATCCAAGCCGTGCTGCACCTGTACGAAGGCCACGGCCCCGAGCAGGAGCTCATTCTTGAAAGCGCCCTGGCCCGCGCCGAAAAGTACCGCAACGAGCAGCGCAAACTCGGCCGCAGCATCTACACCGATGCGATTGAAGCCGCTCTGCATGTCGAGGGGGTCGAGCACGTAGACCTGATCTCACCGGCTGATCACATCCTCTTCGACCTCACTCAGGCCGGAAATTGCACGGGGATCGACGTCACGCTGGGGGCAAGCAATGGCTGATACCTGGACGCTGCTACCGCCCAACGCGACGTTCCTGGAGCGCACCGCCGCGACGGCTCTGTCTGAGATCGAACGTGTGCCGGTACCGCTGCGAGATCTCTGGCATCCCGATCGCTGCCCGGCACACCTGCTGCCCTATCTCGCCTGGGCATTCAGCGTCGACCGCTGGGCCCCGGACTGGTCGGAAGCGGCCAAGCGGGACGTGATCCGCAGCTCGTTTTACGTGCACCGCAAGAAAGGCACGATCTCGGCGCTTCGTCGTGTAGTCGAGCCACTCGGCTATCTGCTGGAAGTCACCGAATGGTGGCAGACCCAGCCCGAAGGCGTGCGCGGTACCTTTGCCTTGAGAATCGGCGTGCTCGATACCGGCATCACCGATGCCATGTACGACGAACTGACTCGCCTGGTTGACGACGCCAAGCCATTGACGCGCCACATCACCGGCCTCGACCTGCTCGGCGAGACCCGCGGGCCGCTGTATCTCGGCACCGCCGTCTACGACGGCCACGCCACCACCGTTTACCCCTATGCCGCCCCTACCACGGAGAGCGCCGGTCTGCTCTACATCGGCGCGGGGCTCGACGTCATCGACACCACCACGGTCTACCCGCAGTAGGAGCCGACAATGCCCCAGTACTACACGCTGCCCACAGCCATCGGCGAAGCGAAAATTGCAAACGCCATCGCCCTGGGCGGCACCATCACCATCAGCGAGCTCGCCGTCGGCGACGGCGGTGGAAGCTTGCCGGTACCGGACAGCGACCGGGAAAACCTCGTCAACGAAGTGCGCCGCGCGCCGATCAATACCAGCGACACCGACCCCGACAATCCCAACTGGATCGTCGTTGAGCAAGTGCTACCGCCCGACGTCGGCGGCTGGACCATCCGCGAGATCGGTCTGTTCGATAGCGACGGCGACCTCATCGCCTACGGCAACTATCCCGAGACCTACAAGCCGGTACTGTCGGAAGGGAGCGGCCGAACGCAGACGATTCGCTTCGTGATGCAGGTCAGCGACACCGCTGCTGTGACGCTGAAGGTGGATCCCAGCGTGGTGCTGGCTACCCGCAAGTACGCCGATGACAGCATCGCCGCCCACGAGCAGAGCCGAAACCATCCTGCCGCCACTACCACGGCTCTCGGTTTTGTTGAAAAGGCCACGCTCACTGAAGCTAAGAACGGTACCCCCGACAAGTTCCCCGACGCGGCGAGTATGAAAGCGGCAATTGCCGATTCCCGATCTGGCGACCAGTTCGCGACCTACGACGCAAGCCGCATCTATAACACCGGCGAGATCACACGCGGCAGTGACGGCAGGTTCTATGAGTTCTACGACCGCGACCAGGCCGGCACGGTTCAAGGCGTCGATCCCACCAATGCCGCTAACCGGCCGCATGTGTGGATGGAATGGCACGGCGTGCTACCCGGTACCGTCATCGAATGGCGCTCGGAAACACTGCCCGAGGGCTATATCGAAAACGACGGAGCAGTAGTAGGTAGGACCGACTATCGGCGCATCTTCGCTGTCTACGGCACCACTCACGGCGCAGGTGATGGAGCAACAACATTCAATCTTCCCGATGATCGTGGTGAGTTCAAACGCGGCTGGGACCATGGGCGTGGAATCGACACGGATCGTGTCGCGTTTGCCGATCACCAATGGCATGCAGTGGAGCGCCACGTCCACTCGTTGCCAACGGGAATGTCAAACACTGGTACCGGGCATTGGGGCGTCGATGATCAATATTGGAAGAGGACTACGGCCACCAGCTCTATCAACGACGGGCCCGTACTCGGTGAGTATGTAGGAACGTATCATGACGACAACAACAATGGATCGCCGACTGGTACAAATTGGATTGGCGGTAATTACAGCGCTGAAACCCGCCCCCGCAACAACGCTGTTATCTATCTGACCAAGATTTGAGGCCGACACCATGCGAATTTGGGACATCAGCCCCGTAGACCAGACCGTTATCGACCCCGATGGCCGAGAATGCCCACTCGACCCCATGAGCCGTAAGCCCAAAGTTCCCGGCGATGCAATGACTGTCGCGCCGCCGCTGACCGGTGAGCACGAGGCAGCCCAAGCCATCAATGGTGCCTGGCAAGTCGTCGCCGACTGGCGTGGTCACGTCTACTGGACTGCCGACGGCCAACGTCACGAGATCCGCGAGCTAGGTATCGAACCGCCGGCTGATGCCCTGGACGAAGTGCCGCCTGAGCCGCTCGATAATCTCGCCGCCGCCGCGATGCGTCGCATCAACGCCGGCTATACCGCTGCCATGGCCACGATCCTCAATGAGTATCCCGACGCCGAAACGCTCAGTTTCGATAAGCAAGATAGGGAAGCCCGTGACTGGGATCTGTGGCAGCAGTCCGGTGCAGTACCGGAAGACGAGCCGGCTACACCTTACCTCGACGCCATGCTCGTCGAACGGCCGATCGGCAAGGCGGAACTGGTGTCGCGCATTCTCGCCAAGGCCGATGCGTTCACCACCGCGCATGGCCAGGCCACCGGCCGCCGCCAGCGCCTCGAAGACGAGGTGAAAGCTGCAAAGCAGGCCGGTGACCGGATCATGCTAGAAACCATAGATTGGTAGCTTTGAGTCTAGCCAGCCGGCGCCGTCCGTTTCCATACCTCGATGCCTTCACGGTCGGCTTCTGTCCTCAGCGTGACATAGCGCATCTGCGTGATCCCGTTCTGGAGGAAAACGACCACTAGCGGTTCATCGAGTGGCGGCGCTTCCAATCGATAATCACAAAAGGCAGAGCCAGCATAAGCAGAGGCAGGAAGAGAACGTACAGCGGTATGAGTAGGTAGGTACATCACTTGGTGTCTCCCGACATGAGTGAAACGCCAACATAGCAGTTTCTGCACCTTATTTACCAGCATTCAGCCCGCCATCCAGCGGGCTGGCTTTCACTACGCTACTGCAATCCCAACAACGATCCCACCTGGATCAACACTGTCACCAGGTGAAGGCTCGCTGCTAGCAACTGCATCAGCGCAACGGTTCGGTTCAGTCCCCTCGTGCGAAGAGCAGCGCCAGTCGCTGCTCCTTGCCCCGTACAAGGGGTGATTTCGAAAAAATCGGAAGCTTCTCACCCGGGCACGACCGAACTCACTGGTATGTCACGTGGAATTTTGAGGCAATATCTTTTCTCAATGTCTAAGAGAAGCGTTTCATTCCTCTCCCTAAACTGAGGTCCATTTAATGGCTCTATCAAATCGACGCCAATCTTTCCTAAATATTGTTCACAATTAAAAATAATAAAAGAAAAATAATGGCACAACGTAGTATTCATAGGCTCCCACCCAAACTTAGGAGATAGCTCCAAAACCTTTCCGTTCATCTTGTCGAACTCTATTGATATCCCTCCCACTACATTTTTCAGCGAAATCAATATTTGTCTTTGTTCGATACTCAATCCAGCATCCAGCATAAGATCTTTGTCGTCTATGATAGTCGTGTCGAAACTGGGGCACATTAAGGGAGATTCCTTACTCCCCCTCTTGATCTTGTCATTCTCGATATGAACGACTAACGATTTCAGAGACACACTATAAATCATTTCCACTTCTTGTCTAATCTGTCTCCGTTTGTTAACCCTCCTGACCCAAGACCTCGCCACATCTGACAGAAGCGTAAAAAAGAAACCAGCCACCACACCAAACAGGGCTGCGATAAATTCAGATGTCTGGAAGAAATGAAATAACTCCACATTGGCTCCTATTTTTCTAGTTAAGCAAGACGGTACATTTCACAGCCTAACAATCAACCGAACTACAACGGGCTTATATTTTCCTTCCTTTGATGAACCGCGCCCAGAGATACCAAGGGTTCAGCATGCTCTCCCGATAGGTATATCCCGAGAACTCATCAATGGCGTAGACCCATTTCCTTCCGTAGATATCCTTGAACTTTAATGTGAAGGCCAGAGGCGCCATGAACTGACTGAACGTTTCGATATCTTCTCTGGCTAATCCTGGTGATACGATGAAGCGGGCCAGAAGTAGATCATCACCGGTGCCAAACGCGTGCCCCTTTTCTACGCTGGATGTATACACAATTTCGACGAGATATCCACCGAAGGCATCCTCGATAAGCCGCTGCATCATGTTATGAAACCGACCCTCGATTTTTTTCTTACCATTCCATACCGTCATGGACGTCACGATCGCTGGCCCGAACCCCTTGTTGCTCAACGTGATCGCACATTCTGGATCTTCCTCGGATGGGTACGATGCCCACACAGAAAAAGCAGGTATCACAGACATCCGCCCATGCTTGCGAGTCGTCCAGGCAGTAGCGAAGCTCACCAGCAAGGCAGCCGCTGCAATCGTATTGCCTGTGTTCGAGAAGATGTTGTTGATCCACTTGATCCAGGTTGCAAGATCGAATAACTGGGCCCAGTCCATACATCCCCTTAATCAGTGTTCCGGTGTGAATCCCGCATCTTACACCCGCCACCACTTCGCCTGCCCTGCTCGCCCCCGCACGATACCTGCGTGATTTCATGTTTTATCGCTGAACCTGCGCAGGAGCCCACATGGCCACCGACTACCACCACGGCGTACGCGTCACCGAGATCAACGAGGGGACGCGACCGATCCGAACCGTCAGTACGGCAGTGATCGGGCTTGTCGCGACCGCCCCCGATACCGAACCCGGCATCGCGGCCACGCTGACACTCGACTTCCTCGCCGCCAATACCGGCGTCATCTATACCGCGGTCACTGCTGGCAGTGCCGGCAACCAGATCCGCATTCGCTATGTCGATCCCGGCGACGTCTCCCAGGCCCTGGCCGTGAGTGTGTCCGCCAAGGACATCACAATCAGCCTGGCCACCGATCTCGAGGGCGATATTGCGAGTACCGCCGAGGATGTCGTCACCGCTGTCAACGCTAACGCCGACGCCTCGGCTCTCGTCACCGCTGCGCTGCCAGGTAGTGAGACCGGCCTGGGCGTACTGAGCAGCGTCACTTTCACCAACCTTGCCGGCGGCATCGACGAACCCTTCCCCCTCGATATTCCGGTGCTCGTCACCGATGTCTATGCCGCGATCGGCAACGCCGGCATTAGCGGCACGCTGAAACGTTCCCTGGATGCGATCGCCGACCAGGCCAAGCCGCTGATCGTCGTGGTGCGCGTGGCCGAGGGCATCGACGACGCTGAAACCAAGGCCAATGTCATCGGTACCGTGACCGCCTCCGGCCAGAAAACCGGCATGAAGGCGTTGCTCGCTGCGCATCAGCGCTTCGGCATCAAGCCGCGCATCCTGGGCGTGCCCGAGCTCGACGATGTCGATGTGGCTGCCGAGCTCGCCGGCATCGCCCAGCAACTGCGGGCCTTTACCTATGTATCGGCACACGGGTGCGAGACTGTCGCCGAAGCGGTGATGTACCGCGAGAATTTCGGTCAGCGCGAAGTGATGGTGCTGTGGCCGGAGTTCACCGGCTTCGATACCGACGCAGGTACCACCGTCACGCTCTCTGCCGTGGCCCGAGCACTCGGCCTGCGCGCTTACCTGGATGAAAGCGTCGGCTGGCACAAGACGCTCTCCAACGTGCCGGTCAATGGCGTTACGGGTATCTCCAAGGACGTGTTCTGGGACCTGCAGGATCCAGCGACCGATGCCGGTGTGCTCAACGCCGCGGACGTCACCACCCTGATCAACCAAGGCGGCTACCGCTTCTGGGGCTCGCGCACCTGCGATACCGACGGCCTGTTCCCGTTCGAGAACTACACCCGCACCGCCCAGGTGGTGGCCGACACCATGGCCGAGGCGCACATGTGGGCCGTCGACAAGCCCATGCACCCGTCGCTGGTGAAGGACATCATCGAAGGCCTCAACGCCAAGTTCCGCGAGTGGAAGGCACTGGGCTACATCATCGACGGCAAGGCCTGGTTCAACGAGCAGGCCAACTCCGAGACCACCCTCAAGGCCGGCAAGCTGTACATCGATTACGACTACACGCCCGTGCCGCCTCTCGAAAACCTCATGTTCCAGCAGCGAATCACCGACCAGTACCTTGTCGACTTCGCCGCGCGGATCAACGGCTAGGAGCTAACCGATGGCACTGCCCAAGAAACTCAAGGACCTCAACCTGTTCGGCAATGGCGACAACTGGCAAGGCCTGGTCGACACGCTGACGCTGCCCCCGCTCGCTCGCAAGATGGAAGAGTGGCGCGGTGGCGGCATGGACGCCCCGGTCGATATCGACCTGGGCGGGGAGAAGATCACCTTCGAATGGACGATTGGCGGCCTGGTACCGGCGATCTTCGACAACTTCGGCACCAACCGCCTGGATGCCGACCTGTTGCGCTTCGAAGGCTTCTACGAGCGTGACGACGTGGGCCAGACCTCCGCCGTCAGCGTCGTGGTGCGCGGCCGTCACCAGCAGATCGCCATGGGCGATGCCAAGGCCGGCGAGAACACCGCCCACCAGGTCACCACCACATGCAGCTATTACAAGCTCGAGATCGATGGCGTGACCGTCATCGAGATCGACGTGCCCGGGCTGGTGTTCATCGTCAACGGCGAGGATCGCTACGCCGCTCGCCGCCGGGCACTGGGCCTGTAATCACAGGCCATCCACCCTCTACCACTGTTTGGAACCGACACCATGACCAACAAAGCGAACACCGAAGAAATCACTCTCGACAGCCCCATCCAGCGCGGCGAGAAAACCATCGAGAAGATCTTCCTGCGCAAGCCCAGCTCCGGCGAGCTGCGCGGCCTGGCACTTTCCGACGTGCTGCATCTGCAGGTCGATGCCTTGGTCAAGCTCACCCCGCGCCTGTCGAGCCCGGCCTTGACCGAGCCCGAGATGCGCAACCTCGACCCCGCCGACCTGGTGCAGATCGGAGGCGCGATCGCCGGTTTTTTGCTGACGAAGCGGGCCAAGGGCGAGACCGCCTAGGCCGTGCGGCGGGGCCTGACATAAGCCTGCCCGAGCACGTCGAAGAGGCGATGGCGGATCTCGCTATCGCCTTCCACTGGACGCCGGCGGACTGCGCCGGCTTCTCCCTCTCCGAATTGATGCAGTGGCGTGAACGCGCCCGGCGGCGCACCCAGCCTGACGCTGATTGAAGAACGAAGACTAAAAGGAGCCACCGGTGGCCAAACCGCTCAAACTCGAAGTACTCCTGGGGGCGATCGACAAAGCCACCGGCCCACTGAAGAAGATCACCCAGGGCAGCGGCAAGACGGCGCAGGCCTTGAAGGCCAGCCGTGACGAGCTTCGTTCCCTCGAGGCCGCGCAGAAGAACCTGCGCGGCTTCACCAACCTCAAACGCAACAGCGAGCAGACCGCCCGGGCGTTGGATGACCAGCAGCGCCAGGTACGCGAACTCACCCAGCAGATCAAGAATGCCGAAGGCCCCACCCGGCAGCTCACACGGCAGCGTGACGCCGCGATCCGCAAGGCGCGTGAGCTCAAGCAGCAGTACCAGGGCGAACAGCAGCAGCTGCAGCAGTTGCGCACCCAGATGCGACAAGTCGACGGCGTTACCGGCTCGCTCAACAACCAGCAAGGCGAACTGGCCCGACGGATCCGCACCGCCAACCGGCAGATCGAGCAACAGCAGGCCCGCCTGAAACGCGTGGCGGAACAGCAGCGCCGCGCGGCACAGGCCAGCCAGGCCTATGGCCGATCGATGGGCCGCATCAACCGTATGGCCGGTGTCGGTGCGACCGGTGCCGCCACCGGTGGCGCGGCCCTTTATGGCGGTGCGCGAATGCTCGCCCCGGGCGTCGACTATGGCGCCGCCATGTCCCGCGTGCAGGCATTGACCCGCATGAACAAGGACGATCCACTGATGCAGGCCTTGCGCGACCAGGCGCGAGAGCTGGGCTCGAGCACGTCATTCAGTGCCACCCAGGCCGCCGATGCTCAGGGCTTCCTGGCCATGGCCGGCTTCGATCCCGAGGCGATCATGGCGGCCATGCCCGACATGTTGAACCTCGCCAAGGCCAACGGCACCGATCTTGGCCGTACCGCGGATATCTCCTCGAACATTCTGTCCGGCTTCGGGCTCGACCCCGCCCAGATGGGCCGTGTCGGCGATGTCCTGACCGCAACAACCACCCGGGCAAACGTCAATCTCGAGATGCTCGGTGAGTCGATGAAGTACGTTGCGCCCCAGGCCCGGGCGATGGGCGTCTCGATCGAGGAAGCCGCCGCCATGGCCGGCTTGCTGGGCAACGTGGGTATCCAAGGCAGCCAGGCCGGCACCACCCTGCGCGCGATGATGACACGCCTCTCCGCACCAACGAGCAAAGCTGCCAGCGCGCTCGAGGACCTGGGCGTCAACGCCAAGGATGCCGAAGGCAACCTGCGTAACGTACCCAAGATCCTCGCCGACGTGGCCAAGGCCACCGAAAACATGGGTAACGCTGACCGCGCCGCCTATCTCAAGGATATCTTCGGCGAGGAACCCGGTGCCGGCATGGCCGAGCTCATCGCCCAGCAGGGCGCCGCCGGCGTCGAGAAGTTCGTCGAGATCCTCGAGAACGCAGCCGGCGAGAACGCGCGTGTCGCCAAAACCATGGCGGACAACATCCAGGGCGACCTACAGGGACTCAATAGTGCTTGGGAAGAGATCGGCATCACGATTACCGATACCAACGATGGCCCGCTGCGTCAGCTGATCCAGAACATCACCGAGATCACCCGGGCGGTGGGCAACTGGATGAAGGAAAACCCCGGCCTGACCAGCACGCTGACGACGGTCGCGGCCGTACTGGCGGCTGTCGTGGCGGGCGGTGGTGCCCTGACCATGATGCTGGCCTCGGTACTGGGCCCCATCGCCATGGTGCGCTATGCCCTCACCCTGCTGTCGCTCAATCCGGTATCGCTGACGATCATGGCCATCGTCGCCGCAGCGGCCGCCCTCGCCGGCGCCGCCTACCTGGTTTACAGGAACTGGGACAAGATCAGTGACTGGTTCTCCCAACGCTGGGAGACCGTCAAGGAAGCCTTCAACAACGGCCTGGGCGGCATTGCCGCGCTCATCCTCGACTTCTCGCCGCTGGGCCTGTTCTACCGTGCCTTCGCTGGGGTGATGAACTATTTCAACGTCGAACTCCCGGCCAGCTTCAGCGAATTCGGCAGCAACATCATCGACGGCCTGATCAGTGGCATCGAAGCCAAATGGCAAGCGCTCCGGGACAAGGTTACCGGCCTGGGCGACAGCGTCGGCGGCTGGTTCAAGGAACAACTGGGGATCAACTCACCCTCGCGCGTGTTCGCTCAGTTCGGCCGCTACACCGTCGACGGCCTGAATGTGGGGCTCGATGCCCAGCGCGACGAACCCGCCAAGCGGGTACGTGATATCGCCAAGCGAGTGGCCCAGGCAGGGGCTGGCATTGCGATCGGTACCGCCGGCATGACAGCCGCGGCGGATGTGCCGATCGATCATCGTCCCGCCGTCAGCGCACCGGCCGTAGCTGCGCAGACCAGCGGTGACTCCATCACCATCAACGTCTACGGCTCGCCGGGCCAGGATGAACGCGCCCTGGCCCAGGAGATCGGTCGCATCCTCGATCAGCGTGACCGCGAGAAAGCCGCCCGCCGCCGTTCCTCCCTACGTGACATCGACTAGGAGATCACCCAATGCTGATGGCGCTTGGCATGTTCGTCTTCGAGACCCGCTCCGTGCCGTACCAGGAGCTGCAGCGCTCGACCCAATGGCGCCACGCGAGCCAGTCGCGCGTCGGCGATCGCCCGGCCTACCAGTTCGTCGGGCCGGGCACCGATACCATCACCCTTTCCGGCACGCTGCTGCCGGAATTCACCGGCGGTCGCATCGACCTGGACGAGATCCGTGACATGGCCGACCAGGGCAAGGCCTGGCCGCTGGTCGAGGGCACCGGCCGCCAGTACGGCCTGTGGGCGATTACCCGCGTGGAGGAAACCTCGAGCGTGTTCTTTCGCGACGGCATGGCGCAGAAGATCGAGTTCACCCTCACGCTCGAGCACGTCGATGACGAGCGCACGGATCTGATCGGCAACCTGACCACCTACGGCATCGCCCGCTTTGCCGGGGCCTACGTATGAACCAGGAAAGTACGCCCTACCGCTACCGGCGTCCTAGCTACCGCATCACCCTGGGCGGTACCGACATCACCCCGCGGATCAATGGCCGCCTGATCAACCTGACGCTACGCGAACAGCGTGGCCTCGAGGCTGATCAACTGGATATCACCCTGGCCGACCACGACGGCGCCCTGGCCCTGCCCCGACGTGGCGCAGAGCTCCAGGTCGCCTTCGGCTGGCAGGATGAAGGCCTGATCGACAAGGGCCTGTTCACGGTCGACGAGATCCAGCACTCAGGCTCGCCGGATCAACTGACCATCCGCGCCCGATCGGCAGATTTGCGCGGGCAGCTGCCTGGCAAACGCACCCAAAGCTGGCACGACCTCACCGTGGGTGAAATCGTCGAGACCATCGCCAAGCGCCATGGCCTGGACCCGGTGATCGGCAAGACGCTGGGCGGGATCCGCGTCGGGCATATCGACCAGACCGAAGAGTCGGACCTCAACTTCCTGACCCGCCTGGGCGAACGATACGATGCCATCGCCGCAATAAAGACCGGCCACATGCTGTTCACCGTCGCCGGCGAGGCGCTGACGGCTAGCGGCCTGGCCATGCCCACCATCCCCCTGACCCGCCGTGACGGCGACCAGCACCGATACAGCAGCACCGATCGGGAAGCCTTCGAAGGCGTGAAGGCCTACTGGAACGACACCAGCGGGGCCGAACGCAAGATCGTACTGGTCGGCAGTGGCGACAACGCCAAGCAGCTGCGGCCCACCTATGCCAGCGAAGCCGATGCCCTGGACGCCGCCCAGGCCGAATGGCAACGCCTTCAACGCGGCCTGGCCGAGTTCGAACTCACCCTGGCCTACGGGCGACCGGATATCGTGCCCGAGTCACCGCTCACCCTGAGCGGCTGGAAGCCCGATATCGATGCCACGCCCTGGCTGGTCACTGAAGTGCAGCACTCGCTCAACGATAGTGGCTTCGGCACGCGCATACGGTGTGAGGTGAAAGGATCGGAAGAGGAAGACCAGGGGGAAGAGGAAAACGGGGCCTAGATTTGAAATCGGCGGGGGAATCCCCCGCCGAGGGCGCTACTTTTTGCGTAGGAGCCTAATGTCAGTTATGCATCGATACAAAATTAACCGTAAATCACCTTATATGCTCCTGTTTGTTCAACTATCTCTTCTTGTAGGTTAGTTATTTCTTGTCTCGCCTTACTATTGCTATGAGGCATCCCTTTTGCCTGCAAGAAAATTTTACTGGTTGCCACTCGATCATCAAGCTCTTTGCATAAAGCAGAAATGACACCAGGCTTTACTTTATTCAACTCTAAATATAGTTTCTCGAAATCTTGTTTTATTCTTATCGCTTGTTCTGATCCCATGATGCCAGCCGCAAACCTTTTTGCCTGTAATTCTGTCGCCTTTTCATCCACCCTATGAAAATTTTCTAGCAACTTAAGGGACTCTCTAAGATTTTTTAGAGGCTCTTCAAAACTATTTTTATTAAAAAGGGATATTGCGGAGATTGTGCCCACGGTGTGAACACCATCGGTGTCTTCGTGTTTTTTCTCCCCACTCTCCTTGTCAATATAGTAGTGGCGATATACTAACGATACAGCCACATTCCTTTTTCCACTCCTAGCCATGTCTTCTAATGAAAACTTACATAACATGGGCAACGAATCTTTTATGTTGCGCATATATTTATACAATTCATAAACGTAATTCAGGGATATGCTAAGAGTTTCTATTCTCTCTTTTTTCTCTGAGAAAATCTTTCTAAGGCCATCGATAGCCTCTTGGCGCTTTCTCTCTTTTTCGTATCGATCAGCAGCTATTCTAACCTTGCTATCTTTTGCAAACTTACTCAGCGCGCAGCGGTTGCCTAAAATGGAAAAGCCTCCACTTTTAAGCGCAACCACAAAACCATAATTATGTTTTTGATGACATAACCCACCACTCTCCAATACACGACAACACCTGAGTGAATCGCTTAAGTGATAATGCCCGGCAATATCGGCATAGTTATCAGTGCTTACGCCCTTTTCTTCTTCAAATCCGTCGAGGGCGGCTATCTCCTCATAACTACTAAAATTCTTAACAATAATTTCTTCAGGCATATAGCATCACCTATGCTGGCACTTCACCAGTCGCTAGCATCCGTTGGAACTCATCTTCACTCAGGATCGTGCAACCCTGTGCTCTAGCCTTGGGCAGCTTGGATGCACCTGCTCTCGGCCCAGCACATACAAAGTGCAGGTTCTTGGTGCCCCCATCTTCCGCACTCGCTCTCTCTGTGCAGCGCGAACTGAAACACCAGGCAACGTGACGCACGGCAGCCATGCAAAACGCCAGCCCGTGGGCTGGGGTTTGCGTTAGCAATGGCTGGCGGCGAGCTTCAGGCCCGCCGCGCATGATTGCGTAAACGCTAGTTGATGTACCTGTAGGACTGCGGCGCGGTCCCATTGGGGATAACCTCATTCAGTGCGACGGGTTGTTCGTAGCGCTGGGGGTTCTCAACTCTGATGGCAAATCCTTTATCACGCCCGCTGAAGTACGACTCGAAAAAGTTAAAGCTGATCCCCGCATGAGCCTTGGTTTCCTCCCAAAGCTTCTCGGGCTCCAGTGCGATAACGCCCCCTACGTCAAATTCACCGACCACTTTCCCGACCGGCATGGTCGCGTATATCACAATTTTTTCAACACCGTCCCGCTTGAATATGCTCTTCCTGAACTCGAAGTGCTTGCTGCCATCCAAAATGGAATCGGCAAATTCAGGCTTAATCGACAATAAGACTTTCATTGATACCACCTTCTATGCATATACGCTTCATAGTGTCGCTAGGCAATCTCATAAAGCCCCAATATTCATTTTCATTAAGGCCAAAACTGTCGATGAGCTCACCCCTAGTAATTCGTCTCTTTAAAGCTAAATTATAGCTGAAACGGATGATTACCGGGTAATTTTGCCTTGCATAAAAGTTGCGCAATTCTTCTGGACTGAAAACGCTGTACGGTTCGCAGTATCTATAAAACTCAGAGAAATCAGAGAACTCTCTTATGCTCCTAACATCCTCCACAACACATACTGACGTCACTACTGACCGAAACCGTGCAGGGCCGGCATTGTCCGAGGTACGGTAAATCAACAGCGTGTCGCCTCTGCCCAAGTACTCGGTACCACGCATCTTGGTTAGATAGACCTTATGGATGCTATTGGTATGAGATACATCCTGAACGACACTGGCATGCTCATTATTGAGAATGGAATCTGGTAAGAGCCGGGTATGCCATTGAGGGTACAGAGAGAGCAGAAAGTTTCGATTGGGACGAACATCGACAAGGGGATAGTTCATGAGAGGATCGGGATAAGCTGGGGCAATTCTCTTCAGCAACACTAGCTCGGTACCGTTATGGGTCGATTTTTCGCCGGCAACCTCAAACCCATAACGTTCAAAGAGAGAAACCAATGCAACATGCTTCGAAAAAACCGTCACATAAATCTCCGCCACTCCATTCTCGATAGCGTGATCAAAAGCTTTTTTTATAAATCGCTCACCTAGACGAGTGCCGTGGGGGTTGATTTTCAGCGTGCCTATTTTCAATCGACGAGCTGGTGGCAATGGGGGGTCAACATCGCCTAACTCTTCGTCCTCTATCTTGAGATAAAGGAACCCATCAATTGCCCCATCGTCATTATAAAATACATAAGCACGATCACCGGCCTTTGCCTTTTTATCGAACCACAAAGAGAACTCGGCATAGTCCCCTCTCAATGAATCGAAAAAGGCGTCACTCAAATTGATGTCTCGAAAGAATTGTACAACTAGATTCATTATGTTCCCCCCACGCTGCGGCGCTTATCGTTATTCCGACATCAACTAGTGCATCACCGAATACATCTGGATGGCCGAGCCCTCGCCGACCTTCTCGCAGGTACCCGCCAGATCGTCCGTCTCGTCGTAGGTCCAGAATTCCACACCCTTGAAGGCATGGCTGTTCAGCACGATGACCTTGTCCAGCCCGGCCAGGCTTTCAGGCTGGCTACAGAGAGCTGGAATAATCTCGGTGAAGGGAGCGTCGTGAGGTGTGACTCGCTGGGCGGTGGTAACGATGGTCGCCTCACGACCAGCGCGCTGGATCTCAGCACCGGCGTCGATGCCCTTGACGATCGTCTCCAGTTGGTCGGCCATGGCGGGTGCAGCGACACTCAGCATTGCGGCAGCGGCAAGCAGCCTAATTTTCATTTCCTGTCCCCTTGCGTACGGCCGCTGAGCGGCGCTTTTCCTTGTAGGCGGTCACCCCGCCTCCTTACCTACGATTTCTCAACCGCATGGCCAGTCGTCGCTGGCCTCTTTTTTTGCTCTGGTGAGCTGGCCCGGTAGTTCTCGACTAGCTCCCGCTCGTCCTGGGCCAGTACCCGCTGGCCGGTCAACAGAAACGTCACGTCGACCCCGACGCTGGCCAGCCCGGCCAGCTCAACGGCATCCGCGCCGCCGGGATCCTCACCCTGCTCGAGCACGGCCAGCCGTGTTTCGCTGATGCCAGCCCGCGTGGCCGTTTCCTCTGACGTCAATGCCAAGCGTTCACGCTCCAGGCCCAGGCGCTCGCCCATTCCCTGCGCAAACTCAGCCACGGCATCCTCATCATTCGGTGTGGCTTGCTGCGCTTCAGCAGTACCAGCTTCCTAATACCTCCCGTACCACTTTCCCCGGCATCTTTTGGACATGATTGCTGAGACGTCCAATACGACTCGCTCAGTCTCATGCAGCGCCTAACCCTTTATCAGGCATGAACAAAATGCGATTCAAAGGCGTAGGCAATTCATGTCGCCACTTGGCGACGCCGTTGTTAAAGATAACACCAATGAACACGATTGGCGCGCCAACTTAGGTTTAATTAGAGCCCGCTTTGCCGTCCTTTTCGGCCTTTCCCGACGCGGCAAACACCTGGCTTACCTCAGCCAGGCTTCCCCGTCGCTCAGGAGGCGTGTGCCGGTAGTTATCCAGAAGTGCTGCCTCATCGGGTGAGAGTGCCCCCTCAGTCGTTGAACGCTGCCCCGTCAGCACATAGAGCACATCGACGCCCTTTTCAGCGACCGCTGCCAGATAAGTGGCATCGGGGTTACGTACGCCTTTTTCATAGTTGCGCTGGGCATTGGCATGCACCCCTCCGATCTCGCCCATGGCCGCTTGCGAAAGCTTCAAACGCTTCCTTTCCTCGAATAATCTGTCGCCGATACCACTCATTTGTGTGCACTTTTCCATTGACACCACTCAAACGAGTGGTATTCTGCAATTAACCGACACGAACGAACACGTTACGAACTATGCCCAAGCTACTTACCCCTGAGCAAGCCCGCGAGGCGCTCAACGAAAAAGGGATGAGCATTGCCGAGTTCAGCCGTATCCACGGCCTGAACCGCCAGATGGTCAGTGACCTGCTTGCCGGTAGGAAAAAAGGACTACGCGGCGAAGCCCATCGGGCTGCTGTCCTGCTCGGCATCAAGAAAGGGGTGATCATCGATCACACCAAGGCCACCCGCCCCAAACCGCACTCTTGAGAGACTCCGCTATGTACCCGGATCCCAAACGTGTACGAACCCGCTACGCCTCCTTGAATCTCGATCAGTACGAATCCCAGCTGATCGATGCCTTGGTCGACTACACCGGCATCGACAGGGCCGTACTGCTGCGCCAACTGGTGATCAAGGAGGCGCTGGAGACACTGGGCGTCGCCGATCTCGACTTCCGCAATGTGCCCCAGCGGGCGTCGTAAAGGCAGGTCCTTTTGAGGACCTCAAGGAGCACTGGATTTATGGCTGACGATTCGATCCACGGTGAATTGCGCCTGCCACTGGATGACGAGCTCGAAGCCGTGCTGGAGCAGATTCGTGCCCAGCAGAACCTGAGAAATTTAGAAGAAGCTGCCGAGTGGCTACTGCGCAGACGTCTGCGCAAGGGCACTCAGGAGCTCACTGGGCGCGGACGCGCTCTTTACCCCGCAGGGAGGAAATGACATGTCCATGCAGCACCACAACAAGCACCGTATTCCGTGCCCCCACTGCGGGGAGAGCGCACGCATCCGCAAGAGCCAGGGCCTTACCCCGGTGTATCGCGAGGCGATTATCGAATGCCGCAATGAGGACTGCGGTTGGCGCGGCAAGGTCTCGATCGAGATCACGCACACCATCGCGCCCAGCGACATCCCGAACCCGACGGTGGTCTTGCCGTTCGTGCCCCGTATCCAGGAGCTAGTGATGGCACAGAAAGCGCTCGCCACCGCCTAGCGCCTAGCCGCAACCCACAACCCGAAGACGAGACCTTCCCGCTGGCCTACACGCCGGCAGGGCGGACCGACTCGTCCTGAAAACGCCACCAGGTGAACGAAGGAAACGATCATGCACGCACTGAACATCAACGATGCCGCCTGCACCTATCTACTGAAGCTGCCCCGCCCCTATCAGCGCGATGTGGCGCTTGAGCGCTGCACCTCACACCTCATCGAGGAACACGGCTACAGCCAGGACAAGGCATCCCTTGCCGCCATCCAGGCACTCGCCGAGCTCGAGACGCTCAATCAGCCCGCCTTCATCGATGCCAGCGCAACCACCGCGCATGTGGTGATCGTGCGCCGCCCGGGCATGTCGGCACTGGCCTTGTCGGTGGCCGACCTGCTCAGGCTGCACGCCAGGGAAAAGACGCTGCCGGCCCCGAACGACAGCACCCAGCACTGACACCACACCCCAGAATAAAGGCGTCTTCCATGAACAACAGGCTACGCGATGACATCGTGACGCGACTGATGCGTGACCTCGAAGCCGAGGAACGCGGCGCGTACCTGCAGAAAGTCCGCTGTCCGGAGTGCGGCAAGCGCGAGGCCTTCATCAAGGCAGCCGAACCATGGATGGTGAAATGTGGTCGCGAGAACAAGTGCGGCAGCCAGGTGCACGTCAAGGAGCTGTTCCCTGAACTGTTCGATTCCTGGTCGGAGCGCTTCGCCAATCTGCCGGTGGAGCCAGGCAAGCCCCAAAGCACCACGCCGGTGGCCGATGCCTACCTGGAAATGGGTCGGGGCTTCGAGCTCGAGCGGATCCGCGGCTGGTACACCCAGGAGCATTACTTCGACCACAAGATCAACGCCGGCACGGCCACCGTGCGATTCAAGCTGGCCGATGGCGTGTGGTGGGAGCGGCTGATCGACAAGCCGGAGCGCTTCGGTAAGCAGAAGGCCAACTTCCGTGGCAGCTACAAGGGCATGTGGTGGTGCCCGCCGGCAATCGAACTGACCGAGGTCGATGAGATCTGGCTGGTGGAAGGCATCTTCGATGCGATCGCCCTGACGCATCACGGCATTGCCGCGGCCACGTCAATGAGCTGCAGCAACTACCCCGAGCAGGCACTCGAGCAGCTGATCGAGGCCTGCAAGCGCGCGGGCCGTGCCCGGCCGAAACTGGTGTGGGCGTTGGATACCGGCAAGGCCGGCCAGGAGTGGACGCTCAAGCATATCCGCCGGGCACGCGCCGCCGGCTGGGACTGCGAAGCCGCCCAGCCCAAAGAGGGCCGTGACTGGAACGATCTGCACCAACGCGGCGAGCTCACCGAGAAGCACCTCGAGGAGTACCGCTACAACGGTGCCCTGCTGATCGCGCCCAGTGCGAACGAAAAGGCACTGCTGATCTACGAGAAGAGCGAGCGCCGCGAGTTCGCCTTCGTGTATCGCAGCCAAACCTACTGGTTCAAGCTCGACCTGGACAAGTACCAGAAGATCTACAGCGACCTGGTCGATGGCGATCGCCCGATGAGCGAGCGCGAGGCACGCGACAAGGCGCTCGAGCAGTCCGGCGCGATCAAGCGTATCGCCAACTGCCACCCTCGCCCGCTGTATTTCCAGCGCAACACCCTGACCGACGAGAGCTGGTACTACTACCGCATCGAGTACCCGGGCGAACGCTACACCATCAAGAACACCATTACCGGTAATGCCCTGGCCTCGGCCACCGAATTCAAGAAGCGTCTGCTGTCGATCGCCCCCGGCGCGCAGTGGACCGGCACCACCGACCAGCTGGACGCGACGCTGTCGCAGCATCTGCCGATCCGCACCGTGGAGACGATCACCTTCGTCGGCTACGCCCGCGAATACGAGGCCTATGTGCTCGGCGACTACGCGGTGAAAGGCGGCAAGATCTTCAAGCGCAACGACGAGGATTTCTTCGAGCTGGGCCGCACTGCGCTCAAGACGCTGTCGCAGTCCACCCACCTGCACATCAACAACGACCCGAACGACTACCGCACCGACTGGGCGGGCCTGATCCATACCGCCTTTGGCGCCAAGGGCATCGTGGCCATGGCGTTCTGGCTGGGCAGCCTGTTTGCCGAACAGATCCGCGCCCGCGACAAGAGCTTTCCGTTCCTCGAGATCGTCGGTGAGGCCGGCGCCGGTAAATCCACGCTGATCGAGTTCATGTGGAAGCTGCTGGGCCGCAACGACGAGGAAGGTTTCGACCCGGCCAAGTCATCCTCGGCCGGCCGTGCCCGGCGCTTCGTCCAGGTGGCCAACCTGCCGGTGGTGTTGATCGAGTCCGATCGTGATGCCGACGGCGGCAGTAAGGCCAAGCAGTTCGACTGGGACGAACTGAAGACCGCCTACAACGGGCGCAGCGTGCGCGCGATCGGCGTGAAGAACATGGGTAGCGATACCCATGAACCGCCCTTCCGTGGCTCCATCGTGATCAGTCAGAACGCCCCGGTGGCCGGCTCCGACGCGATCATGCAGCGCATCGTGCATCTGTTCTTCACCAAGGAAGGCCAGACCCGCGAGACCTTCGCCGCGGCCAAGGCCCTCGAGGGCATGAAGATCGACAACGTGTCGCGCTTCATCCTCGAGGCGACCTCACGCGAAAGCGAGCTGCTCGGCCTCTACGGCAAGCGGATGCCCGACTACTTCGAGCGCATCCATGCCCTGCCCGAGGTGCGTTCACTGCGTATCGCACAGAACCACGCCCAGGTAGCGGCGCTGGTCGATTGCCTGGGGCCCGATGGGCTCAACCTGTTCCCGTCCGGGGCGATCGACCAGGCCCATGGCCTGATTGCCCGGCTGGCCGTGGAACGGCAGCAGGCCATCAATGCCGACCATCCCCTCGTCGAGGAATTCTGGGAAACCGTCGAGTACCTGGAACAGACCCGCATCGAGAACGTGCTCGACCACAACAACGGCGACGGCCGCCTGGCGATCAACCTCAAGGAGTTCGAGAAGCTCGCCGGCGACCATCACTTCCGCTTCGACATGCGCGAGCTGAAACGCCAGCTCAAGGGAAGCAAGACGCGCAAGTTCGTGGCCTCCAATCACCCGGTCTATTCCAAGCTCCGCTCCGGCACCGTCAAGTGCTGGCTGTTCGAGCGTGGCTGAAGGGCTGACATCAGGAGATCTAGCGATGCGTACCTACACACTCGACCAGGCCGCGACCCTGCTCAACCTGGGCCGCAATACCCTTGCCCGCCGGCTGCGCGATGCCGGCGTTCTGGGCCGCGACAACTTGCCGACTGGCCGGTACCGGGGCCGGGTGAAGCTGGTGATCGTCGCCACCGGCACCTATCACCACCCGATCGCCGGCTGGACCCACTACGGCCGCACCGAATTCACCGACGCCGGGCTCGACCATATCGCCCGCAAGCTCGGCATCGACATCGATCACCTGCCGAGGATCCATGCCACCTGGCAGGCACCACAACACCGCGCCTCGCAGAGCGCCCGCTGAAGGAGAAAGACCATGCAATGCCAATGCAGCGACACGATCAAGCAGAAGCTCACCGAAAAGATCACCACCCAACTGCCGGAGGGCCATCGCGACTTGGAGGTCGAGGTCGGCCACTACGTCTTCCCGTTTACGAAGACAGGCATCGACCATCGCTTCGCGGTACCGGTGAAGATCCGTTATCAGGCTCCAAAGAAACGGGGCGACGGCTTCGCCAACAAGAAGGAAGACACAAGCATTTTGGCCAGCTACTGCCCCTTCTGCGGCGAACGTGCCGTGGCCGATCAAGCCGAGACCGAAGGGGCCTGACCATGCCAAAACCAATTCCGCTCTGGGGCGTCGTCACGCCAGAAGGCGAACCGGTCGTCGGTTCGCTCTACCACACGCAGTACGGCGCGATGTACCGCTACTGCGCCTACCGCAACATTGAGCCGGAGGAGCGTCCAGCCTTCTGGCGCGAGCAGAAAGCAAAGGGCTACAGCGTCCAGCCATTCACCCTTCACCAGGAGCAAGTCCATGGCTGATTGCGCAGATCTCGCCGGCGACATCATCGACGCCAACCTCGACCGTGCCCTCTCTCGTTCGCGCCTGCCCAGCACGGTAGCCACCGATCCCTGGTGTGAGGATTGCGGCGAAGAGATCCCCCAGGCACGTCGCCATGCCGCGCCCTGGGCTACCACCTGCACCGAGTGCCAGGGCATCCGTGAAAACCAAGCGCGGCATCGGCGCTGAGAGGAACACGACAATGAACAAGAGTTACCAGGAATTGTGCGACGAAGTGAAGCTGCTCGCCCACCACCTCAGCAACTCTACGCAGCTCAATAAAGAACTGGGCCAGGCACTGGACGAAGCCCGGGAGCTCGTGTCGAAGATCCTCAACCTACCGGAGGGTTCGACAGCCCCGGCGCCCAGCGGGCAAGTCCAGCGCGATATCGAATTAGCCAAGTCAAAGGATCGCGGTGAACTCGAGCAGCTCTATGCCCTGGCCCGCATGAGCGCCCGGCTCTCGATGCGGAAGGCCGAAGAAGTGGAGGCAGCTTTCTCGAAAGCTGATCGCGGACCGTTAGCCGCGATCGCAGAAGAGCGAGCCCGCCAGATCGCCGTGAAAGGCTGGACACCAGAGCACGACGATAAGTACCGGTCAGGTGAATTAGCTGCCGCAGCCTCAGCTTACGCCTGGGCGGCTTACTACGAACAGGACATTGGGGATGTAGACAGGGAGACGCCGCCCGAGACTTGGCCCTGGGAAGACTGTGAGTCTTGGAATCCGAGTACTCCACGGCGCAACCTGGCCAAGGCGGGCGCCCTCATCGTCGCCGAGCTCGAGCGGCTGGACCGTACCGAGGGAGGTGGATCATGACGGTAGGAGAACGCATTCGTGAGCGCCGGCTGGCCCTCGGTCTCAACAAAGCGCAGCTTGCTCAGCACGTCGGCTGCAGTGACGTGGCAATCTCATACTGGGAGAGGGGCACCGTCCGGAGTGTCAGCAGTGGCCACTTGCTGAGCCTGGCTACCGCGCTGGAATGTACGGTATCGGAGTTAGTGGGGGATCCTCGACTCAACGCCCTCAAGGCACAAGTAGCAGCAGAAACACTAGAGGTTGTGAGCACCCTGCAAGGCCTTGGGTTGAGTGATGACCAGCGCAACTCTCTACTCGAAATGGCAAGGCTGGAACGCTGTCTAGCCAAAGAAGGTGGGGCATGAGCGAGCAGCCACTCAAGGGCGGGCCGCTGGCCCGCTCAGCCGCGTTGCTTTGCCAAGACAGGCTATTTCGTCTTTACCTGGATCACCGCAAGCGGCATAAATTCGGCCTCACGCCAGACCAACTTCCCGACGGTACCCACAACGAGCAGGATGCCCGGGACTGGCTTTGCGCTGCATGTGGGATCCAGAGCCGGGCCGAACTGGACCACAACACCCAGGCTGCCGGAACGTTCCGCATGATCCGGAAGCGCTTCGCCCGCTGGCGATCGCGGCTGAACGCGAACCAATGAACTGCGCCGCCATCGAGGCGGCGCTTCTCTATGAACTACCAGAAGAGAGAAGACCATGGCGGGAATTGAAATCCGCGGCGAGCGAGTCCGTGTTTATTTCCAATACCAGGGAGAGAAGTGTCGCGAGCCGATGGGCCCTGCCACGCCCGAAAACATAGCCCACGCTGAACGTATCGCCGGCATCGTTGACCATGAAATCAGGCTGGGAGTCTTCGATTACGCTCGCCAGTTCCCCAACTCCAAGCGACTGGCCACCAACACACTGGGTCACTTCGCCGACCTATGGCTTGGTATCATCGCCAGCGAGGTCGCCGACACCACGCTGCGTAGCTACAAGAGCAAGGTCGAGACGCACATCAGGCCTCGGTGGGGAAGAACCCAAGCCGACCAGGTCGATCCCATCGACCTGCAAACTTGGGTAAAGCAGGAACTGCCAAAAACGCTGGCGAGCAAGACGATCAAGGAGATCGTCACGATCATGCGACAAATCTATCGACTCTACAGCTCACGCCACCGCACCACGTTCGACCCGACCTATGGCATCCAGGTGCGCCTGCCCGATCCAGAGGATCCGGACCCGTTCACCCGTGACGAGATCGAGAGGATCCTCACGACACCTACGAAGCGCGTCCAGGAACTCAACATGATCGACTACATGCTCTGGGACGGCCCGCGGCTGTCGGAAGCAATGGCGCTCGCATGGGAGGATGTCATCGATCTCGAGAAGGGGCTGATCCGGTACCGCCGACGGCAGTTTCGCCATGCCTACCGAGTCACCAAAACACGCCGATCGACTCGGGAAAAAACACTACTCGAGCCCGCTCGCCAAGCGCTGCAGCGTCAATGGAAGATCACCGGCCACCTATCGCCGCGTGAAATAGAAATTATTGACCGGGACAACACCACGAAGCGAAAGGCCAAGCTGCGTTTCGTGTTTTTGAACTCGAATACCGGCAAGCCGCACTATGGCGATGCCGCCATCAGGCAGCGGTTCTTCAAACAGCACTTGGAAAAAGCTGAGGTTCGGTACCGTGGGCCGAATCAGTGCCGGCACACCTATGCCAGCCAGTTGCTGAGCTCGGGTGTCGCTCCGATCCAGTGGGTCGCCGAGCAGATGGGCCACAGTTCCCCTGCCATGATCTACAAGCACTACGGCCGCTGGATCAATGAGGACGGACCCAATATCAACGCCCTAATCGAAGCGGCTCTGAAACTAAAATAG